GGAAATAATAAACCATATGCAGTAGAAAGTGCTGCAGTTGAGTTAAAAGGAAAGATTAGAGCTAATCCACTTGTTATGATGTTTTTGAGTAACTTTAAGAAGGCTCAGGTTGATAACAAAACTTTTGAACCACAAGCTTTCTTTAGACGCTTTGCAATATATGTAACAGTTACTGTGAAGGAGGAGTTCTCTCTTCCAGATGGTAGATTGGATCCGCAAAAGGCGTTGCGGCAAGAGTCTATTGATATGTATTGGTTGTATGTTAGTAGTTACTCTGCGAAGAGTTCTAACTACCGTAGTAAGCCAGTTCGTATGGATTTTCCAACCTTTTTACAACTGGTACAGAAGTCATTTAAGGAACACTTACTTTTTCAGCAACAGCTTGTTAAACCCACACAGAACTTAGGGTTCTGTAAAAAGTGTGGACTCGAGGAAAAGTTTCAATGTGAGCATGTTAGAGTGCCTGTTATGGATTTGTCGGGTTTGATTTCTCAGGCTGAACAATGTGAAGTTAAGCAACAAGTTGAATTACAAGGGTTACCGGTAGGTAGTCTGGTTGTGTCTACGGCGTTAGTCGGTGGTGCGATAGCCGTGCACCAGTTAGCAAATGAAGTTCGGAAGAATTTGGCAAATGGAGGGTTTGGCTCAACTGCCAACACTGTGAAGTGGTGGCAGTTGGAGTTTAAGCGTAAAGAGCAGGCTATGGTTGTGTCTTTAGCAGCTGCGTTTTCTGTAGTAGGTGTTAAGTGGGCTCTAATTGAGCGAATTTATCCCGCTTTATACAATAACTTATTTGTTGAGCATCAGTCGATGGTTCGAGACAAGGGAGTTAGTGTGGTGAATGATAAATCGTGGGATAGGGTACTTTTAGATGTGAAACCGGGGTTACCTCCCGTGATGAATGCTACATGGACTAAGGATGAACTAGTTAATTCCATAAAACAGAATATGTTTTATATTGGAAGTGAGACTGGGCCATCTGCTAAGTGTGTTGCTATTTCGCATAATTGTGTGATTGTACCTACACATCTAGTTAAAGATAAAAAAGATGTGGTGTGTTGTTCGATGAAAGGTGTCAAGGTAACAGTTGATCCTTTGGAAGGTATTAATCTATCTGTATTACCATCAAATCCGGAAATTGCTATTTTGCGAATTTCGAATTTGTCGGGTGCTACGGGGATTTTGACGCGTATACCCATGGATATTGACGTTTCCGTGTGCGAGTTTGATGAAGTTGAGATCGTATCTGATGATGTGATTTACAGTGGGCAACCAAATAAAGTTTTGTTATATGGAAGAAATAGGATATTAACCACAGGACACCAGACAAAACTTGGTGACTGCGGTGCTATTTATATTTCTCGTAACAGAAACAATTGGTTTGCTTCTGCAATTCATTTCGCTTTAGATCATGGTTTCCATGTGACTCCTAGGTCTATGGGTGCGATGATTAGTAGAATAGAGCTAGAACGTGTAGCCGTTTCGATGAACGTTAGTCTACAGGGCTTGACGATAGTGCCGAATACGTTTTGTAAGATTCCTTCAGATATGCGGGTCGGTAATATGAATCCTGTTAAGTCTGAATTAATGGCTGTGCAGGCCCATCAGGGTGTTAGATTAGAATTTTTCGGACAGCTTTCCCCGCCGATTTCAGGATCTACTTTGAAGTCGAAAGTGACTAAGTCTTTGTTGTATGATTCTTTGCAGGAGATTGACTATGAAAAATCAGTATGTGGGAAACCTAATTACTGGTGTATTCCTGCGTTTAGAGGAAAGATGATTGATGGAGTGTGGAATTCTCCCTGGACAAATGCTTTTAAAGTATGGAATACATGTAAGGTTGATGAACGCTGTTTTATTTTAGCAGTGTGTGACTACTTACAAGATATTCAAACTTTGAGAAATACTGATTATAAAGTGTTATCGGAGCAGGAAGTTATCTTAGGAATTCCAGGGACGTTTGTTAAGTCGATTAACTTGGCTACATCTGTAGGACCACCTTATAATGGTTCTAAGTCAAGATTTATAGCTCGTGATGAAGTATGTAGTGAACTAGATCCAAAAATATCTAGTATTTTAGATGCAATTAATGAGATTCTCGAGGAGTCTATACCTTCTGTTATTGGCGTTTGTACGTTAAAAGACGAACCCATAAAAGAAGGGAAAGTGCCTCGAGTTTTTGTTAATCTTCCTAGTAGTTACAATATGATTTTGAAACAGAACGGCTCATGTTGGAAATCGTTTATTCGGTCCCATCCTACTTTCTTTGAAAGCATGGTTGGAGTGAATATGACTTCTAATGAGAGTTCTCGGATTTTGGATATTTTAAAGTCTATTGATCCGTCCATGACGAACTTGTATGAAGGTGATGTAACAATGATGGATAAAGCATGGAATGGATATTTGTTTGACTATGTGGCGTTAGTCGTATATGCAATCACATATTTTATTGGATGTGACTACAGAAAAGCTGAACGTTTAGTGTTATCTTTAAAACATATAACTTATTCTATAAAGAACGATTTGTTTCGAGCTTTCTGGAATCCATCCGGAAATGACGAAACTGTCGAGATTAATGGTTTAGGTATATCTCTTGGGGAGCGATATGTTTATTATAGAACCCATCCATTTAGGGGGGACTGGGAAAAAGTGTACACTTGGTGGCGTACTTTTCGAAATGATCCACTCCCTCCTAAAATCAATGAGTTAAACTTTAGACAACATGTTGCCTTAGTAACCTATGGTGATGATAGTGTTAAAGCTACCTTATTACCCTTACACCCAGAATATCAAAATATCTGGAGACAAGAGATTGGTATGGAGATGCAAGATGCTGATAAAAATAAAGAAATATTAAAAAGAAATGTTTTAGAAATTTCATTCTTGAAAAGAAATTTTAGATTCGATGAAGAGCTAGGTTATTATTTACCATGTTTGTCAGAGAAATCTATGGCGAGAACGCTACTAATGAAAAAGGAAAGTATTTTATCGAACCGAGATCATGCTGCTACTGTAATAAGTGAACATTTGAGAGAATGTGTCTATTATGGACGGTCTTATTACGCTAGACGCTATGCGATTATGTCTTGGTTAGTTAGCGAACATGACTTATTTGCTAATTCGTACTTAGAGATGAAATCTTTTGACTTTTGGGTTGGTAAAATGAAAGAAGGTGATTTCCAGACATGGAGTACTAGACCTTTTTTCCGACCAGACGTTATAGACGTTGGTGATCAACTAGTACAAACTGGTATCCTTCTCCAGTCAAAAGAAGGAGATACAAATCTTAAAATGAGTGATGTTAATTTAGCGAAATCGGCAGAGTCTGCTGATAATATTGATTTAACGCAATATACCCAAACCCACCAAACTGGGACTATCGTAGTCCCATCTGTGGAGATGTCTCGATCAAATGAGAGTCCAGTTTTTATGCAGCAGATGCCTATCAATAATTTAGATGATTTTATGCTGAGAGATACTTTTATCACAGCATTTCAATTGTCGACGGCTGACACTGAGCAAACTGAACTTCTCAATTTTGATCCTTGGGATCTTTTTGTGAACAACGCTGCTATAGCGAGTAAGTTGGCGAATTACTCTTATATTAGGGGAACTATTCAAGTTATCGCTATCCCCACTGTACCCCCTGGGTGCTATGGAAGATATGTACTGTCGGCCGTGCCGACGGTTGGTAACGATGATATATCCCCATACTTTCAAATGTGTGTCCAGACGGATCACTATGCGGAGTTAGATATGGCGGAGTCAAATGCTGTAGTCTTACAGTTACCATGGGTGTCATCAACAGATTTTAAAGATATTAGTGACCTTGCAGGTATGTGGGTAGTTAGATTATTCTGCCTAGTTTCGGCTCAGCCAGGGTCGAATAGTGGAATTTCAACTGCTCAAGTCAAGGTGTATGCTAATTTGTTAGATGACTATGTTTTGTCTGTACCCCATTTTCAAGGAAAATTGAAATATAATAAAACTATGGAGAAGATGGCTCCGAAAGCAGCGGCAAAAGCTTCAGGGAAACCTAGTGCTCATTTGTCAGCTATTTCGAAAGCAGCGTCCATGGTTAAGGAGGTACCAGTGATTGGGTCAATGGCGAGTGCAGTGGAATTTGGAGCTTCCGCAGCGTCGCAATTGCTATCGGCGTTAGGTTTTACAAGAGAACCAAAACCAAGAGCACCAATGCCTATTACTTTTAGGTCTGTTACAAATGTAGCTCGTTTCGATGGAGATGAATCAACTGATGCGGCAGCATTGTCAATGTATAATCAAATTTCCATTGATGCTACTTTAAATGGATTTAGTAAGGCGGACTGTCTATCTTTAGATGATTTATTTGATAGATGGACAATTGTAGGTGCTTTTGACTGGGATACTACTGATGTGAGTTTAGATACCTTGTATACTCTACCAGTGACTCCGTTTTATGGAATGGAGACAGCTACTGATACTGTCGCTTTGTGCCCAGCCGGATACGTTGGCCTTCCTTTTACTTACTGGCGAGGTGACATGATGTATAAGATAGTCATCCCAGTCAGTAAATTTCATAGAGGGCAGTTGCAGGTAGCGTGGGTTCCTAAATCTTCAACTCCTTCAGGTGATATAACCAATATTACCCTTAACACTATAATTGATGTCACGAATGGTGACACAGAAATTTTAGTTGGATTTGCTAGAGAGAGACCTGTCTTGCATAATACTATTATTATTGAAAGGCAGTCGCACGGTGAACTTAATTCTGCTAACGGCGAGTTACATTTTAGAGTGGTAAATCCCTTAATTGCACAAGTCGCATTGGCTAACACTAGGGTTTATGTTTATGCGAAAGCTATGCCAAATATGCGCTTTGGGGTACCTAGGGATCTAATTCCGTGCATTCCTAGCACTGGAGTATCCCGCATTGTTAATTTGCGCGAGAACATCCAGTTACAGGGTGCTTTTGGTGATGAGCCATCGGAGGATAGAGCTATCGTAGTTGTGCCGGCATCTGGTGATTACCCTGGAGATAAGTTATTGTTTGGAGAGGAGGTACTTTCAGTGCGAGCTCTTTTACAGAAACCATCAAACCTAGGTTCTATCTCCTTAGCATCCGGGGTCAACGCGATAATTCCAACGCAGTTCGTTGCTCCTGGCTCCACTCAGACTAGTGATTTTAATGCACCTTGGTCTTGGCAAGGGTATTTTAAAAGCCTCTTTGTTGGCATAGCGTGTTCTGAACGCTACCAATTGATTGTTGGGGCCAATACTTTTGCTGGTGCTTTTAGAGCGTTTAGCCCTGGTGCTGGGTCTAGTTTAAACTCAATTATCGGAACTATGGCTCCATTAACTTATTGTGGTAGTAATCAGGGAGCCGAATTTTTAATCCCATACTATAATGATGTTAAATTTGTAAGCTGTTCTGATTCTGTTAGTAAGAATGCGTCAGGGCCGGTGACAGTACTAGTTGCAAGAAAAACAGGTGCAGCCACATCAATTATACTAGTTTTTTACAGTTTTGGACCAGACATACGGGCTACTTGTTTTAGACATGTTCCCCAAGTCAAGTTCGCTACCGGTACTAATCCGAACGGGGCCAAACCCGATTTTCTTCCATAAGTAGAGAGACTTTCTTCTCTCAAATTTCCTATAAACTTTACATTGTTTTTAATAGCGAC